TTATAAATATAAAGAAAAATATAAGAATTATGATAAGAGACACTCTTACTGATAAATATTTACAAATGTTTACAAAATTATTAACTATTTGTAATAGTGAAACTACTGGAGCACTAATAGAAATGGGAATACCTCAACGTATAATTGGTATATATAATAATAAAATGAATATACCAAGAATTCCGTATTACGCAGATAGTTTAATTCCAGCTATCATGGATATAGTTCCAGATAGTTCTGATAATGTTTGTGAATTTGTAAGAATGTTTAGTATACTCTATAGAGAATATTTCTATAGTGATGAACCAGAATTAGAAGAGTTTAAGATTCCGTTATACTTATATTATCATATTAATAAAATGGATAAAGTAATAAGAACAGCTATATCTAATTGGATTAAGAGCAATTTAAAACATGCATCTCATCCATTAGATAATAACGATTTCTATTTAATAGACGTCTGTTATGAGTTCTTTCTAACTACGATGCTCACACAAGTAGATATTAATTGGACTAATTTATATCTAGAGTTTCAAGCTACAGTATGTGGGGATTTTACAAAGTATTATTTTAATGCATCGTTAGATGGATTGTGGCTGTTCGATGGAATGAGAGATAGAATAATAAATGATTTAGCAGAATGTACAGATGCATTAGTAAAAGAATTCTATTATAATCCGTTATTATTAAGACTTATAATAGGAACTAAATCAAGATTATTCTATACATATAAAAACAAGTTTGGAGGGTATTATGAATGTTTTTGAAATGGCGATACATAAAGACCATAGTGTAACGGACGCATATAATGATTTATGGGCCATGACAAATGGATTTACGTTAATAAGTGTTGATGAATTAATAAAGCAGCAACGCTGGTATTTATATAATAGTAAAAGTCTTACTACTACTAAATTATTAGAATTCTTATGTATTGAGGGAAGACTTCCTATACACGACCCTGAGATATACAGAGCTATTTTTAGTAGAGACCAAAATTTATATAGAAATATGTTTGAGAATGCTATTCTTAATTTAATATGTTTCGATGTACTGAATTATGAAGTGGCTACTATTAATCCTATGGATATGAATTTCTTAGCTGGTATGGCTAAGAATAGGCAAGAGCTTGCAGATTATGTAGAGAATTCTATAGAAGTTTGGATTAGTAGAAACGAGTGTATTAATAACATGAGTGCAGATGTGTATGTAGTTAGAGATAAAGTAACTGGACAGAAGTTATCGAAACCTATAGATGAAGAGATTAAGACTATAGTTAAAGAGGGATTTCTCACAAACGAATTCGTAGTAAAGCCAGATTATTATCCACTACACTTAATGCAAAATCCTACTTTACAGATGGATTTAATGTACTACTTAAGTGGTATTCATCAGCATTATAGTTCGATATTATATAATCATCCATATTATTATGATGTTGCGGACTTTATAAATTCAATAGTATCGGACGTTGAGGATGGAATATATTTTGGAATATTAGAATACTTTTTAGATGATAATGAACGTAAGGTTGTATATGATGAAGAAATAGATGCGATTATATACGTTTATTTAACATTTAAAATGAAAAATCAGTAATCAATCATTTTGATTAAATATAAAAATTATGGAGGTAAAGATTATGAACAAGAAAGTAAAAGGATGGTTAGAATTGGTATTAGGTGTAGGAATTTCTATGAAAGGAGTGTATGACATTATTGATGGTTCTGTTGATGAGAAACTGGAAGAAACTCCTAAAGAATTGACTGCTAAATCTAAGTATGCTAATATGGAAGAAGTAGAAAATGAAGAAGTGAAGGAGGAAGAATAATATGAAAAGTATACCAGATTATGATTCTGAAATAGGATTGTATTTAGACCCGTGGTATATCAACGGGTTTTTTGATGCAGCATATTACTTTTTAGAAGATGATACTATTAAGTTTAATAAAGAACATCCAGAATTTGTCAAAGATATAACAGCTGCGATAGATAATCTTAAAGAAGAGTTATTGGGTTATTATAAGGATGCTAAACCAGAAGAATATAGTACAATATTCAAAGCAAATGAAGTGGCTATAATGACTAAATATTCCACAGCTAAGGGAGTTTGTAAAATGTATCTAGATGAGGTATTGAAATCTAAGGAGAGTGAATAATGAAAGTTACTATACTAGCAAGCAAAACTAGATGTGTAAACTCTAATGTATTTGAATTCAGTATATTTTTCAAAACTTTAATGATAGCTACATTCAAAGAAGAAATATATGATGATGATTTAGATACTTTGGACTTTGCTCCAAAAATGACACTTGATGTATGGAATCATTATAGAAATGAATTAAGAGATAGAGTTATTCCAAATTTAATAAGTATAATGTCAGACCATATATCATTAAATGATAATTTTACTGGAGTATTCTATGAAACATTGAAAGAAGATTATGAATAAGGGGGATTAATATGTTAAATGTTATAACTAAAAAATATATTATAAAACATACATTTGGAACAGATGACTTACAGCTTTCAAGAGATGTTTTTATAGCAAAGTATATGAGTACTATATATCCATATCCTGAGAATGTAAACCCTGTTGCAATGTATTGGGGACGTATACAGGCTGATGAATATAATAATCATCCTGGGTATATAAGAGAGGCTGATATTTGGGATGATAATGATGAAGATTCTAATTGGAGTTCTGATAATGTTACTGTAAACAAACCTAGACCTGGAATACTGCTTGAGGAAGATGTTTATTACTTCATGTGGGACAGAGTAGCTTGGATAGTAACTAAAGAGATATATGATAGCTTAGATGATAATCATGTTTTGGTAGGAGATTTCTCAAAAGAATTATTTGATAAAAAGATGCCTACTAATGCTCGTGTAGTAGAAATAACTGTAGATGAGAATGAAAATTCTAATATATATGATATTATAAATGATGAAGAACAGTTAAAGAATATGAGTGAGGCTATAGACACATTAATATATGAAGATTTGAAAGTAGGAAGAGTTGGGTTTATAGAACCTCCACGTTATGCTATTATGGCTATCATGGACGAAATATTGTATAGACTTCCGTTTGTGGATATATGTAATGAAGATGATGAAATTGACATCTATGAAGCTATAGGACTCCCTGCTGATTTTGTATATTATGAGCTACCTAATTATATCATGTTAGGATTTAAGAATATAGTATGGGAACTACTTTTAAATTATGGATATGTTGATTATGGAACATCTCTAGATTATGCATGGTTAGAAGATGATGGAATGTATGCTTTAGCAGCTCTTAGATGGGAAGCATTATCAGCAGAATATAATGGTAATAAATTATATGCATTTGATGGAAAGATAGCAAATTACCATAAAACTGAAGAGGAGTAATTTAAATGGCTAGATATTTGACATTATACAAAGGTAATAATAGAAATAACATAATTAAAGATGACCCAGATTTGTTTCTATTACACGTGTATTATCATAAAGTGTTAAATAAGCTATACGTTCTTTATAAGCGTTATAGCAATGGAGAAAAGATTCTACACGTTATAGATAATCCGTATGTTCCAATATATCTAGCAAAATCAAATCTTAAAGAATCACAAGAAAGCATCCCGGTTGAATCAGCACATTGTTATATAGTGCCTTATAAAGATAAAGCTAAAGAAGCGGTGTCTTTATTATTCGATGCGAAGCTTCAACGCTACAAGGATGAATGGGGATTATGGGTAGAGAAGGCAATCTACCCAGACATTCCTTATAAAGCAGAGGGATTGCACCCACGTTTATTTTTATACGATATTCCAATAGAGCAATTATGTTATATGGAATATGGATTAAATCACATGGCTAAACACGGAGATTTGATATATGAAGAAGTTCCTATTCCAGACATTAATTATGCTTCATTCGACATAGAAACTAATGTTAATGAGAATGGAGAATGGATTATAAATACTAATACATTCGTGGATGAGAAATCTAAAACTGCGTATATTGATTTTTTAAGGTCTGATAAATATGCTAGACAAAATGAAATAATAGAAAATCCAGATAAATTTAAGAATGCTGTTAAAGATGCTATGCGTGATATGATAGCAAACTGTTCTTTATCTGGGAAATCTAAAGATAGTGTACAGAAGTTATGTACAGAATTTATAGATAATTTAAATATAAATGTAAGATGGTTTGATAGAGAAGAAGACTTGATTACAAATACTACTAAAACTATGTTTACAGATTTTCAACCAGATATACTTATGGCATATAATACTACATATGACGTCGGAATGTTTGATAGACGTATTAATGCATTAAATCTTCCTAAAGGAACGTTTAATCAAAGAGGACTTGGAGTGGAGAATGTAGAGCCTCCTCTTCATTTAGAAATACTTGAGAATGGAGAGTTTAAGGGAGACACTATAGTTCCTACTAAGCGTGTGGTGTATCTTAATAATATAAGTCATACAGTTATATCTGATTTACAAACTTGTTATTATAGTAATCGTAGTCAACTACAACCAGAAAACTTTAAATTGAATACTCTTGCAGAAAGCGTATTAGGATTTGGTAAATATGACTTTACTCATATCACACCAGACATTACAAAACTTGCTGAAACAGACTTCTGGTTTCACAGTATATACGCTCTAATAGACAGTATTTTGCTTGTGCTTATAAATCATATTGGAAGTGAATTTACATCTAAACTAAACTTCTGTATGAGTAGTAAAACAAATTTAGAAGCTACAGCACAGTCTAATACAGCCACAACACGTGGAATGCAAGTAGGAGAAATAGTAGCAGGACATCTTCCAGCTGTAAATATAAATGCAATACTTAAGAATTTATCCAGAGAAGATGTTAAACGTATGGAGGATTTACTCGACGTTGAATTTATGCCTCTATACGAAAACATTTTACATAAACCGTCCTTTGGAGGAGGTATTGTAGCAGATACAAATTTATATGGATTTAATTTTAATGATAGTACGTATAGTGACCATTATCTCTGGAAAGAGGCTGTATTAACATTATTCAGAAGAATGACATCATTAGCGTACGAAGATTTAAAATCACATTATCCGACTACGATTACAACTAGAAATCAATCCAAAGGAACATTATATGGAAAGATTACAGATATATGGTATATGAATACTACATTGGCAACTATTTATGATAATAAAGATAGTAAGAAGAAATACGCTAACTTTGGTTCTGTAAATATGAGTATTATAAATAGAGATGTAGTTGCATATGGACATATTTGTAACGGGCTACCAAACTTAACAGAAATAATAGAAAAAACATTAGTACTTGATAGCACTCCTAAGTTTACAAAGAAAGAAGAAATAAAATGTAATTGTGAGCTTACAAAAGAACAGCAAGACTTCTGTAAGATACTTAAGACTATTAATACAAATGTTCTTACAGATAGTGAAGAGGGATATCAAGTAAGTGATACAGGAATGTTTTTAGTGAATGATGGGATTATAAATTATAAGGGAACTGGAGTTAAATATAAATATTTACTACCAATGATACTTCCTATTATAAATTATAATGAAATGCTTTATGGAGAAATAGTAAAGAACGAATTATACATAGATAATAATTACATTAATAAATGTAGTAATCCATTATGGGAAGTTGATAGTACGTGGAGTGAGTGGCATAAAGTTCCGTATCAAGAATGGTGTAATATGCTAGATAATAGCGGTGTATTCTCATATGAACTTAAATTAGTAGATGATATCAAAGTGAATGCTAATAAAAACTTATTCTACTATCCGTGGCCTCATTGGAATAAACAAGGTAGAGATATAGAAGTGGTTCCTATATATAGATATAAACATGAGGACCATACTACTAAACTTATTTTTATGTATAATATAACAAACAAGACTGACACTATTTCTGTAAATATAGAGCAATATATGCAAGTATTAAAATATTAAGGAGGATTATTATGACAACAGGATTAGCATCTGTTTTAATTGAAAAAGATTTGGATGACTTTGTTGATAGTCCGATGAAGTCAATAAGTAAAGTGATGACTGAAACTTCAACTGAAGTAAGCATACTAAAGAGATATATTGAATCATTAGAAAAAGAAATGGCAGAGTTAAGACAAGAGAATAAAGATTTAAGAGACCAAATGATTATGCTTATGACTACTATAAAAACACTAGAACACTGCCTTGATGATTCTAGAGGAAAAGGAGAATAATATGAATATAAGAGAATTTATAGAAAAAAGTTTTTCAACAAAGTTTTCACTTCCAGTTAATCCATTACTTAAAAAAGACATCACACAAATAGCTGATATGATAAGAGAGAATTTTATTATACCAGATTATCTAAGTGAAGAGTTAGAAAAAAGAGTACGTTTAGCAGTATTGAATACAGCTTTATATGATAAGTTTGCAAAAAGTTCATATGCAGAATTAACAGACGTTGCAGATATGCTTGATATAGTGTATCTTCCAGGTATTAAATATAAAGATAAAATAGGAGATGAAAATAAATGATATTCTTGTACTGTTTAGGACTTATATGGTCTGTACTTGGAGTTATATGGGGAATTATTGCAATATTTAGATGCTGGACAGAATTACATTCAAATATGCAACGACTAATAGCTGTACCATTAACACTAGCATTTACGTATACTCTGATACGTTTGTGTATGCACTTTTGGGGTAAATTATAAAGGAGGAAGTTATGATAGGAAAGATATTAAAAGATACTTTAATATATGAAGCTAAGATGGCAGGAAGTAGAACTCTTCATCATATAGGAACTCATAAAATTCCTTATATTGGAAAGAACGGACTTATGGCAGAATTAGTATATAGCTCAAGATTTATTCCTGGATATATTGCGGAAAGAGTGAATGCTAATAAAAACTTATTTAAATTATTATTCTAGGAGATACCATGATAAATGCATTTGTAATTTGCAAATTTGTAGTTGTGTATATAGCTGGAGTCGTGTTATTTTCGGTATTGAAAGAATTGTTAAGCACATTAAAAAGCGATAGTAATGTTTTTTATAAAATGTTGGTTATATTAACTACTACTGTTATAGTTAGTATGATATGCATATTATTATATGGAGGAAGTGTATGAGAATTCAGAAGTTTATATATGGTAATATTAGCTTTACTACAACTGGAGATTTATATACTGATAAAATGTCAGAGTTGCTAGATAAAGTTATGAAAGCTATACGTACTAACATAACAGAAGCGTTTGTAGATGTGAAAGCTCAAGCTAGAGTTAGTACTAATAAGAATGGAGAAAGTACTATATATTTCTATGTTCGTTATGAAGACGTTGATAGAAATAGAGAAGTATATGATATAGTTAAAAATACTCTGGATAAAGAGTGTAAGAAAATATATGATGATGCTGTTGCGGCAGCTGCCAGTGCTGGAAGTTCTTCTTCTGGAAGCTCTGGAGGAAGTGGAGGATTTGGACCTACTCCAGTGGGAGGCTCAAGTGGGGGTACTTCTCCCACTCCTCCATCACCACCTAGCACAGGATTTTCAGGAGTAGTACCAGCTGGAGGAGGTTCTTCATCTGGTACTTCTGGTACTACGACACCTACTGTTCCTACAGGTACTATTACTGGTAATTTGGTAGCAGATTATTCTATAGTAAGATATACTGCTGAAACTATATGGTCTGATATGATTGAAGACCCTATGTGTGAAGTGAGACTTAAAGATAGAGTTACATACAATGTAAACGAAACTGGTAGTTGTTCTATGTCTGTAAATAATGCTCCTATAGTATGGAGTAAGAATAAAATGGAACTTATCCGTAAAACAGTAGATGTAATGTGTAATCATTTTATGGATAGTCCAGAAGTTCAATCAGATTATGAAACACTATCATTTACTATGAATATACTAGATTGGACTAAAAGCTTTTCAGAAAAAGATATGGAACATAAAGATTGGTGTGTTAAATATTTCATTAATCAATTAAAAGAACTTAATCATGATTATGATGATATATTTAATATGGATATAAAAATAAATGATGATTATAATGCTGCAAACGGTACTATTACGGGAGTTATAAAAGTTCCTGGTGCTATATCAGACCAAGGATTACAACGTCGTATAGAAGATATTAGACGTGCTAGACAGGCTATTAAGATAAAAGATAGAACAGAAGATACTAAATACAGATTATTAGATATTGATATAGCATTTAGTAACGGAAAAATTCTTGAGTATAGGACTGATGCAAATGCTCCATCTATGAGTAAATTCTCTTATAAGAAAGATGGAATGCCATCTACTCCGTCTACTGGTAAACTTAGTGATAAGTTAGCTGGAGGATTAGGAACTGGAAGTAGTGGTTCTGGTAAAGGGTTTGGTAAATTTAAAAAGGCAGCTGATGCTAGAAAGGCGGCTGAAGCTAAAGAGAAACCAAAGAAAAAATGGATGAAAGGCTTAAAGCTTGGTTAGGAGAAACATATGAAAAACGAACCATTATTAGTTATAATGCTGTGTATTGTAGTGTTAGGAATTATGTTAGTACAAGCAATGTGGATAATAGTTCATTCATTGATGGAAATATTTAAAAATGTTAGATATGGAAAAGTAGAAATGTATCATGTGTTTATAGTTATATTTGGACTATATGCAGAAATACAGGGATTAAAAATAATAATAAGTTTATTTGCAAGATTTATAAAATAGGGGGTAAAGAATATGTGTAGTATAACAGTTCCATCAACTTTGATAA